GAAAAACTTGATGAAATGGAGACAAAACTCAACGAGCAAATTGAGAAGAATGTTTCCCTAAACAAGCGTCTCGCAGAGTCGGTTGCTGAAGGAATCTTTGAACAGATTTCTAGTGGTCTTGCAGACACACAGAAAGACAAGCTCGCTTCACTTGCCGAAAGTGTTGAGTTTGAAAGTGAAGAAGAATATCGTGAAAAACTGGAGACTTTGAAGGAATCATATTTTCCTTCAAGAGTAGTTTCTCCATCTGCTAAAACTGAAACTTTGTCTGAAGGTGTAGATATTTCTTCGGAAAATATTTCCGATTCTATGTCTGCATATTTAAGAACTCTTTCAACATTTAGCAAATAATTGAATTTAATATAATTCAAACACAAAAAAACACACTTAGTAAAAAGGTAAACGCAATGTTTCAATCAGAAAGATTGCAGGAAAAGTGGGCACCTCTCCTCAACTATGAGGGTCTTGATCCAATCAAAGATTCGCACAGAAGAGCAGTAACCGCCGTCCTGCTAGAAAACCAAGAAAAATTCCTAAATGAAGAGAAAGCTTTCCAACATGGAAATCTTTCAAATCTAATGGAAGCCCCAACTAATGCAGTTGGAAATGGTGGATACACCGGTTCAGGTGGTCAAACCGTTGCTGGTTTTGATCCTGTTCTAATTTCACTCATCCGCCGTTCAATGCCTAACTTGGTCGCATATGACCTCGCTGGCGTTCAACCAATGAATGGTCCTACCGGACTAATCTTCGCAATGCGTTCTCGTTACACTTCACCAAGTGGAAGTGAGGCACTATTTGATGAGCCAGCAACCGAATTCTCCGGTGCTCGTGAATCTCTCACCGCAACTGGTATTGGTACAACCAATCCAACTGGAAGCAATCCTGGCGTTCTTAACCCAACTGCAAGCCCAGCAGGTACTTATACCACTGGTGCCGGAATGCAGACTGGAGATGCTGAAGCTCTTGGCGTAGATAACGGTGTTGATTTCAACGAAATGGCTTTCTCAATCGAGAAAGTTGCTGTTACTGCCAGAAGCCGTGCGCTTAAAGCAGAATACAGCTTAGAGCTTGCTCAAGACCTTAAGGCAATCCACGGTCTGAATGCTGAAGCGGAACTTGCAAATATGCTCTCAACAGAGATTCTTGCAGAAATCAACCGCGAAGTTATTCGTACCATCTACAAGGTTGCTGAACAGGGTGCTGTACAAAACGTTGCAACTCCTGGCGTATTTGACCTTGACATTGACTCAAATGGTCGTTGGTCAGTTGAGAAGTTTAAGGGTCTTCTTTTCCAAATCGAGCGCGACGCTAACGCAATCGCACAAAGAACTCGTAGAGGAAAGGGCAACATCATCATGTGCTCTGCTGACGTTGCTTCAGCATTGACCATGGCTGGTGTTCTCGACTACACCCCAGCACTCAACGCAAATCTTAACGTTGATGACACTGGCAATACTTTTGCTGGTACTCTGATGGGCAAATTCCGCGTATACATCGACCCATATTCTGCTAACCTAACTTCCGCTAACGGAACTCCAGGTAATCAGTACTATGTTGTTGGTTATAAGGGTTCATCACCTTATGACGCAGGTCTATTCTATTGCCCATATGTTCCTCTCCAAATGGTTCGTGCCGTTGGTGAGAACACTTTCCAACCAAAAATTGGATTTAAGACTCGTTATGGCATTGTTGCAAACCCATTTGCCAATGCAGGTGCTATCTCTGGTTCTTCACCAAACCACGCTCTTACTGCTAACGCAAACCGTTACTACAGAAGAGTTGCTGTTAAGAACCTAATGTGATAAACGATTCACATTTAAATTAATAGTGGGGGGTCTTAAGACCCCCTTTTTTTATCTAAATATTCAAAAATACTCTAATCATGACAGTAGGTCAACCAGAAAATAGAAATTTTCTATCCCCAACAGGATTTAAGTTTACATTAAAAAGAACCCCAAAAACGGCATTTTTTTGCAACTCAGCAAATATACCCGATTTAACTTTGGGCATTGCAAACCAACCAACATATCTTAAAGATATTGATGTTCCTGGAGATAAAATAGTCTTTAGTGATTTAAATTTAAGGTTTCTTGTAGATGAAAACCTAGAAAATTATATGGAAATACAGAATTGGATTAGAGGTTTGGGGTATCCGGAAAGTTTAAAACAAATATATGATTTTCAAGAAACTGGTTACATTACACCAAAAATAGAAGCACAAAAACAACTTGGTTTATATTCTGATGGAACTTTACAAGTTTTAACAAGTTCATCTATACCAAATTTTCAAATAGTTTTTAGAGATCTTTTCCCATATTCACTAAGCACCTTAAATTTTGACGCAACTGATACTGATATCCAATACTTTACAGCGGACGTAAGTTTCAAGTATACTATTTACAATATAGTTGATTTGAGTGGAAATCCTTTATGATAATTGACCTTGATAAGATTCAAAGTATGTGGGAAGAGGATTCAAAAATTGATCCCGATAATTTACATTCAGAATCTTTAAATGCTTCAATATTACATTCAAAATACTTTGACATATACAACAATATACTACTTTTAAGAAAAAAAGCAGAGCAACAAAAAAGAAATATTCGTCATGAAAGGTATGAGTATTATTCTGGAAAAGCTGACCCAGAAGTTTACACAGAAAATCCATTCCCCAAAAAAATTAGGGATAAGGACACCATGCAGAAATATATGGATGCCGATGAGAAATTATCCCAAATTTCCCTAAAAGTTGAATATTATGATGTAATGTTAAAATATCTTGAAGACATTATAAAAATGATTCATTCTAGAAATTATCAAATAAAAAATGCAATAGAGTATATGAGATTTCAGTCTGGTCTGGGGTAGATAAATACTCATAGCAATAATAATGCCATGAGTGACGTAATTATAGAAAAGAAAAATGAGGTTCACATCAAGTTAAATTGTGAACCTCATATTTTGTATGAACTTCAAGAATATTTTACCTTTGAAGTAGAATCTGCAAAATTCATGTCCCAATACAGAAGTCGCCACTGGGATGGAAAAATTCATCTTCTGAGCACCCATACTGGAGAAATTTATGTAGGTCTTTTAGATAAGGTAATAGATAAACTTAAACTACACAATTACACATACGAATTTAAAGATAACAAATTCTATGGACCACCATTTGAGATAAATGAAAACATCTCACTTGAAGGTGTTAGTGACTATATGAAATCTATTTGTTGCCACTCCCCGAGACAATATCAGATTGAGGGAGTATATGATGCCCTAAGATATAATAGAAAGTTACTAATAAGTCCAACTGCATCAGGCAAATCTTTGATGATTTATTCGATCGTAAGATATCACGTAGACAACAATCGCAAAATACTTTTAGTTGTTCCAACGACATCTTTAGTGGAGCAAATGTATAAAGATTTTGAGGATTATGGTTGGAATGCTGAGTCATATTGTCACAAGATTTATTCTGGAAGAGAAAAAACAAATGAACATGCGGTAACTATTACAACATGGCAATCTGTCTATAAATTAGAACGTTCCTTTTTTGAGAATTATGATGTGGTCATTGGAGATGAGGCTCATCTATTTAAGAGCAAATCTCTTATAGAAATCATGACAAAATTACATCACGCAAAATATAGAATGGGTTTTACCGGCACTTTAGATGGAACTCAAACTCACAAGTGGGTACTTGAAGGATTGTTTGGACCATCATATAAAGTTACAAGGACATATGAACTAATGGAACAAGGTCATATATCTCAGTTAGATATTAGATGCTTGGTTCTTAAGCATAACCCACAAAAATTCGAAAGTTATGAAGATGAAATTCAATATTTAATAAGTCATAACCAAAGAAATAAATTTATTACAAATCTTTCTCTAGATTTGAAGGGAAACACTTTAGTTTTATATTCAAGAGTCGAATCCCATGGAGCAATTTTATACGAAATGATAAATAATAGTAAGCAAGATGAACGTAAAGTATTTTTTATTCACGGTGGAGTTGATACTGAAGAAAGAGAGTTAGTTAGAGAAATTACTGAAAAAGAAAATAATGCAGTTATAGTAGCTTCATACGGAACTTTTTCTACAGGAATTAATATTAAAAATTTACATAATGTCATCTTTGCTTCTCCAAGTAAATCTAGAGTTAGAAATCTTCAGTCAATAGGAAGAGTTTTAAGAAAAGGAAAGAATAAGACAAAAGCAGTACTATATGACATATCAGACGATTGTACTTATAACTCCAG